TGCTAACGAAGTAGCTCTGTTTACAAACATCATGTTTTCTTCAATAGCACCTTGAGAATCAAATTCTGCTAAGATAGCATCAAATTCAGCTAAATCAGTTGCAGCATTCACACCAGTGATACCAGAAGTTAAATTACCTCTTGACTCAATAGCAGCGAATAAACCTTCAGTACCAGCTCCGTTAAGACCTGCATCAGCAGCGCCTCTAACTTGACTGTTAGCGCCAAATCCAATAATAGAAGTATCAGCAGTTTTCTCAGCCTCAAGCATAGTCATCTCCAAGTGATCGTTAAAACGAGCTCTTGTATCAGCTTCAGCTTTTAAGTACCATAAGTAACCTGATTGTCCATCTTCAGAAGTAGTTTCAACCCAACCGATTTTAGAAACATCAGAACCTGATACTTCGTAGTAATCTTTCATAATAATTGGCTTGTTAGTGAACGACTTAAACACAGGCTCATTTGCACCTCTTGAATCTGTTTTATAAGTACCAGTTTCATCAGCATAAGCAGCTCCTTTACCGAACTCAGAACCTATAACTAATAAAGTTGCCCCACTTTCTGTTACAGCGTGACCAGTTAAAACAGCCTCACCATAAGGTTCAAGCGAAACAACGTTTGAATTTGGAGTTTCTACTACTAAACATTTTGAAACTTTTCCAGAACTTGCTAAAAGCACCATGTCATTAACTCTAATACCATGTACTCTGCTTGCTGTTGCTCCTACTGCTGTATCTCCATCGATATCTTTAGTAACAGCAAACGTACCGTTTGTATCACCAGCTAAAACCACTGTACCTTGGTACGATAAATGTAATCTTGATTGCTCAGACCAAACTACTTGATCAGCAGACATAGCTTCTTCAGCTCCTACTTGTGAAAGAAATCCTGATATAGTTCTCGGTCCGAAAACTTCAGCTTCTTTTTCCATAAGATCTGGTACGTATTGTTGACCCCAACCAGCATTTGCTGCTGATGAAAGATCTAGATAGTTTGTAGATAATGTTTGCTGCCTTGAAGCAGGAACACTATTCAAATTATCTCCATTTGTAATTGCCATAATTTTTAATTTTTAATTTTTAATTTGTTATTTTTTGTTTTTAATTTTAAATTTGAAATCAGCAGTACTATCCCCTAGTACTCTTGCCTTCATTCCACCAGTGTTAATAGCCTCGTTTAGCTCTTGACGTGGTTTCATGTTAACATTTTTAGACTCAGTTATGCTTTGCTTTAACGCATCAGCTTTCCCTTGTTCGTAAAAATGATTAGCAACAGCATCAGAGTTCATCGCGGTAAATAAAGATTTATGATACCCAGCTTCATCTTTCATTTGTCTATCTTCATCAAGAAACTTTCCTATGAAGTTATTAATGTCGCTCTGTGTTTCTTTTACTTTACTAACGTCGTTAACGTTAAATCTATATTTTTTCTCTCCGACATTATATTCAAAACCTTTGAATGTGTCTCCAAAGAACCTGTTGGTTCTATTTAAAAAATTAGACTTAGCTGTTTTTTCGTAACGTTCCGTTTGCTCTGCTTCTTTCGAATGAGTGTTGTAGAAATTAATAGCTTCTTGTTGCTCACTCGTAAGCTTTGAACCTAGTTTAATCTCTTCGTAGTATTTGGACTTTTGCCCGTCCAGGTGGCTTTTAGCACTGGCAACTTGCTCTTTCAGCGCTAATTTTTTTCTTTTAATATCTCTATCCTCATCAATATCTTCGTCGTAAGAAAAATTATCTTCCATAAGAAAATCAATTTCTTCACTATTTAAATGAGGTTTTGTTTGTTTGTAGTATTCATGTAGTATATCTTGATTGTCCATTTCGGTGTAATCTTGATTTAACTTTACATAATCATCTAAATCTCCACCCGTTTCTTCCATGAAATTAACTAGCTTCTGTACATTTTCAGGTAGTGGATTTCCAGTCTCTAAAGATTCGGTTATAGTTTCCTCGGCTACAATAGCGATTTCCTCTACTTTTTCTTCTTCTATTACTTCCTCAAGAACAGGTTGTTCAGGGATAGTTTCTTCTGCTAGCTCCTCAATTGGTTTATCTAGATCAACTACAGTTGTAGTCTCTTCTTTTCCTACTGGATTGCTTAAATCAACCTTGGTTATTGTTTCCTCAATAACCTTTGGTTTCATTTTCATTTTTTCTTTAACCTTTGCAACATCACCTTTCGTTTCGTTAGCTGTAGGTTGCACTTCTTGTTTTTCTTCTACTTTTAACGAACCAGTTTCGTTATCCACAATTGGTTCTTCTTTTTTCTCTTTTGCCATAATATAATATAATAATAGTTAATAAATTTACATACCTAAATCAAAACCCCCTAACGTATCGTTTGAAGATTCAAAATTTTGGGATGGTTTTTGGTTTTCTTTCTGATCAATCATTGCTGATTGTTGTGTTGCTTGCATTTTGGTTCTATCGTCTTTACGATTCTCAGCTAACAATTGGCCTTCTGTTTTTGACTTAGATTCCAACTGCTTCAACTGCATGTTATATTGAAACTCCTGCGCCATTAAATCCTTTTTGATTTGGTGTTCTTGGTTTAACACTTGAGTTTTTCCTTGTGTCTTAAGTTCTTCTAAAGCTCTTTGTGTTTCTGCCATTGATTTATTTTTCTTTATCTCCGCTTCCCCAGCTGCTGCCGACGCCTCTGCTTGAGCAGCACCTTGTGCTTTGGTTTGTTCTAGTTGTAATCTCTGATCTTCTTGTCCTTTTTTCTTACGTCTAAGTTTTAACAACTGATTAGCTAGTTTAACGTTCTTAACCATTCTTAAATCAATAGCATCTTCCAATTGAATACTTCCCTGTGTTAGAGCTGTTTGAATATTATTTTCTAATAATTGTTTTTCCTCCTCGTCTGGTTCTAATTCTAAGAATATACCAAAGTCATACAAATGTAATTCTGACATTTCTTCTAGCGTTGCTACGTTGTGAGCTCCTATAGATTCTATAAAAGCGTTTTTTGTTGGTGAATACTCTATAATATCAGATATTCTAAGGGATAGTTGTTCTGCTATTTCAGCGGTCAAGTACATCCCACTTTGCAATATATGTCTCGTCGCCGTGTTAGAGTTAGCGGCTGCCATTTTTTGAACTCCTACTAATGATCTTTCTGCTGGTGTTGACCCATCACTAGCCTCGTTCAATCCAGTTACGTCTCTTATCATTTGAAGATAGTAATTATAAGTTTGTATTAAACCTTGAATTTTTTGACTACTTCCTCCCGATTGGATTTCTTGAATAGGAATTTTACCTGGGTTACCATCGCCATCCTGAGTATAAGATCTACCAACAATACTACCTGTCTGGAAGAACATATTTAAAGCTTCTTGTGGACTGTAGTTTGTCCCGTTACCTAAATCAACCTCAGCCAAACCATCAACATCTAAATAAACCCCATCTGGAGTTACTCTTGATAGCACTTGTTGTATTTTTAAATGAGTTAACTGTATCATATCAGCAAAACCAGTAATACGATTTACTAATGAATCAATCCTACCCTCATACATTCTAGGGGCTACGATAGCATAGTTCATCTTCACTTTAGTATAATCACTCTTAGGACGCAACATATTACTAGCTTTTTCCCATTTAATTAACTTGTCAGTACCTAGTATGTATGCTCCTTCATATAGGCACTCTAAAGATCTTTGCACTTTTTCGTATCTATCACTTCCTGTCTTAGGATTAAATGAATCATCTTTTTTAATCATCTTATCAGATCCACTACCACTTTTCTTCATTTTGTAAACCTCATTCATGTAGGTTTTATAATTGAAGTATAGGATATCTACCTTATTATTATCTGCTTCTGATGGGGTACGTGATCCGTAGTAACTGGGGGCTGATCCGGCTTTTTTAACTATTTCTTCTAATTCGCCTTGTGTTATATATGGGAATTCTTTCTTAAGCTCATTGACTGGAATTGATTTTATTTCTCCAACATAATATATATCGTCAAAAAACGGAGAATCTGTATAAGAGTAAACCAAGTTAGCAGGATCAACATAATCAATAACAACACCTTCAGAAGTGTTGAAGGACGTTTTAACAGCACCAATACCACATATAACCAAGTCTTGATAAAATCTTCTTTTTACTAAGTCGTATTGGTTACCCCGCATTAGCATATTAATAGCTTGCTCTTCTGCTATTTCAATAGCTTGCTTATAGGAAAGCTGCATGTGTAATGATAACTCTTCTTCTGTAGCTGGTAAGTCTTCTATTTTACTCTCTTTCGTGTCAAGTGCAAATTTATTTTTAACAAACTGATCAAACTCTTTCATCTTCATATCCTTTTGGATATTCTGCATGTACTGTGTTCTTTTTACTACTCCAAATGGATCTTGTGAATATGCTTTTACATCATACAATCTTTCCGCGATCCCATTAACAACTATATCCACGAATTTAGAGATAATAGGAACAGGCGTCCAATCTAAATTTAAATAGGACAAATCACCGTTTATAGATAACTCATCCTTATATTTTTGAATTGATTGCTCTCCCCTAGCGTATAAACGTAGTTGGTGAAACTTTGAACCACTATTGCTAAATCTATTGTTAGTTCCATGAGATTTATTGAACCACTCGTGTTGGATTGCCTTAGCAACCTTCAACCCATAGTCGTGACTCATTTTCTCTAAATCACTAACAACTTGACTTGGGAAATTATTATTTATAACTGATTCAGCCATCTTTAATTTTTAATTATTGTACTCATATTGCCCTTTTGATTGTATTTAGCAAAATTAATGCTCACTGATTGTTTTTCTACTTTAGCATTTGGAGCGTATAAATGTCTGTTGTTAGCCATAATCGCTAAACCAGAGCTTATTGACGCGTCAAACTTTGTTCTTTTATTTATATCGAACCTACTCCAATCGTTTAATAAAGCATTAAAATACAAGTCTCCAAAAGTTCCATCTTGCTTCATACCAACATGAGACTGTATATACATCTCAATAGCAGCCGCGTGGGCTTGTTTTATATCTTCACTTGAATTAGGTATTCCACCAACTTCTTTTTCTGCTACGGATAGTTTATTCCATATCTTATCAGGTCTATTCATACTAAACCCTCTGTATCCTCTTCGTCTTAAATAATATAATAGACGAGGTTTATTGTTCTCTGCAAGTATTGGCATTCCATAAAACACTATTGCCATCAGCATGTCTTCAAAAAACATCTCAGCTGTTGGTGGTCTTGATAAGTATTCTAAAAAGAAACTACTAGCTGGGGCATCTTCCATGCTAAACTTAGTTAAGCCGTGTAAAGCTCCTTTAGACCCCTTACCATCTACAGTTCCTGATATATCGTAACTATCACAACCAAAAGCACCCATGTGTTCGTTACCTGGGTAATTAACTCCATTTTTAAGTACAACGTTGTTTTGGAGGTGTTGAGGTGGAACCCAACTAACTTTAAACCTACCTTTTGGATCTGGATAAAATATAACTTGAGAATCTTTGATTCCATCAACCCACTGAAAATTACCTTGAGTAACCCCTAGTGTTCTAGACATCTCTTCGTTGTAATCTATTTGCTCATATATCTTAACTAAATTAAAAATCGAGTTTTTACTCTCATCTCTAAATGCGTGTTCTGTTGTTCTTGGAAACTGACGGTAGAATTCATTTAACCCATCGTGGTCTGATTTTAAACCATCTACTTCATTCTGCCAGTTATCTATTACACCTACATCTATTAGTTCACCGCTTGGGTCGAACCGATCGACATCAGGAGTAGTGAAAACTGGAACTCCGTGCTCATCAATAAATCC